CTTTAAGAAGTCTTCTTTATTAACTTCTACTTTCTTATCAGTTTGTATTACAAATTCCATTTAATCCCCCTTAGGTATTGGATGTTTTTCGTTACATTTAACACAGACATTGATATTATCTTGTCTCTTCATAGTGTCAAAACTTTTTTTATCACACAGTTCACAAGTTGGATGGTCTCCTAGTACAAAGTTCAGAGCCTCATACCAACCTAAATAGATTAGTCTATCATCCCCTTCTGTGTTTTCATATAATTCTTTAAAGGACTCTCGTTCCTGTCTCCAAATCTTTTGCTTTTCATTTAAGCGTTCTAACATTTTTTGTTCTATCATATATATTTTATGGTTGTGGGGTCCCAGTAGATTTCGAGGAATGATTTACGCTAAACTCGATTTGCTACTAGAACCCCTGTTATTTAATCTCCGTGCCTCAGGTCATTAACTACAATGTAGATAAATAGTAAGGCTATCATTATACTTACAGTATCACCATCAAGCATCAGACTGTTCTGACTTCTGATTGTCAAACACAGCCTCAAGTAATGGTTTATTGCACTTCAACTCCTTACGGATAGTCTGCCTGTAAACTCTACCTTCGGATTCAACAATTTCATCTGTAATGTCTTCTTGCTTCGCTGTCTCTATTATCTCACAAGTATCAGGAACTCCCCACTTGAAAGTTACAGTCATATCCACAGGTTTCATTTTAGTTTCAAAGGCATATTGGTCATATGCTTCTATACGACCAATCACGGATTGCCTGGAGAATTTAACTGCATAAGTACTAGACTCTTTTTGCAATTCACCAAGTCCACCTTCTATCCTTTTACTAACCATCTCTTTAATATTCTGATAGTCTTGTTTATTAAGTTCTCTGAACTCAATACCACAACCATATGTATACAGATGGTCATCTATCCATTCATCTCCAAACAACTCATTGCAGTCATTGAATAAATCATTTAACCAATCAAGTTGCATCTGTGATTCCTTAACTCTTCTTTCTTCAAAGTAAAGTTTAGGATGTACTGTTTTTGTGTCTGTCATAATTACTCCTATTTGCATTGTACTTCATTGTACAATTTTTTAATCGTACTAGCGTTAAGATGGCTACGCAACTGTATTCACTTAACTTGAAAGCACTTATAACCTCGTCAGGATTGGGAGAAAGGATAAATCCCTTTTTACGCCAATGTGCTACTATTGTTGCAGAGGCTAACAAACAAACAACTGCAACTTACGATATTGTGGGCAGTCAGGAATCGAACCTGAAAACAAACGAAGGATAAACCTAACCATAGGCTGCCCGATACTATTATTTAACTATGAAGTTTCCATCCTGTTGTAAAACTCCAATTAACTTTGTCCAACTAGTACCACTACCACCTGTCTTGTAGACAAAGAACTCATCTTCTTGCTTTTCTTCGTTCCATTGACCTCTAACTTCTATTCCAGAATGCCAACCACGAACCCAAGATTCTATACCTGAGGTTTTGTGTCCAAGTCTACTGACTCCTCCACGACCACCTTGTATGTCTGCTTTGAATTGTGCCATTTACTCCTCCCACTCTTTTAGTGTTAAAAATCCTACACAGGTAATGAAACCTGCAACCAATATAACAACTACTGCAATTTCTATCATTTCCATTCTCCATATGTTACATCTTTATTTTTCTTCTTTTTTCCAACAAAATTCCTTCCAGACATTGGTCCTATAACCCACATCACAGGAACGATGTCCATAATATCATTTGGTTCTGACTCAAAGAACATTTCATTGACTACCATCATTGCAGACATTGCACCTGCAAAGAAATCAACTTCATCTCTCAGTACTCCGTTTTTATGTCTTCCTTCTAATTGCTGTTCGGCATACTTCTGTACGGCAATACGGAACTCATCCTTTCTATTATCGCTAAGTGATTCAACACCAGCATACTCTGTTATGTGCTTACTAGCACCTCTGATTATAGTATTTCCCATAATCTTCTCCTTTTCTTTTGTTAGTTACTGTTTTTATAGTTTGACACCACAAGATGTATCTTATTACTTTCATCCTTTAGTTCTTCCTGTGTGTAGTATGCCCACCCAAACACAGAGTAAAGTGCTTTGATGAACTCTATTTGAAACTCCTGTTCGGTACAGGTGTTCTTATCTACATTGTCAATTATATTTGCTATCTCGTGGTCTGTAATTTTCTTCTTGCCATTAGTACTAGCACGAAGTTCAACAGCCTTAGATACAAATTCTTTTCGCTTACCCATTAATCCAACAATGCCTTTCCAGTCAGAATAATGGCATCTCCTGCAATCCAATCAGTTGTACCTTCATAAACTTCTTTCATTAGTTTTGTTGCAGTTTCATTATATGGTAAATCCATTAGTTTTCCTTCTTCATTTATTATCATCTGCTTATCATTGCCCAATGGTACTATTTGAATGTACCCACCAACTAGTTTCTGTAATTGTTCTAGTGTGAGTTTATCCTCTTCTTTATGGATAGTTTTAGCATATCCAGGCTGTTCACTTTTAGTCATTACGACCTCCTGTTATTTGTTGATACAACATTTTTTATACTTCTTCCCTGAACCACAAGGACAGGGTGCATTTCTTGAAATCTTTTTGGGGCGTGATTGGGGAAGCCTAACTAGATTTCCTGCGGAGTCCATCTTGGCTATACCTTCTGATATGAGCCATTTGTGATAACCTCCCCAACCACCTTTAGAATGGACAAAACTGCCTGAGTGTTCTGGTAGTCTTATTCCATATCTCATTTAGCGTACTCTTAGATAAATTGAAAAGTATTTGCTGTTTGACATCGAAACATCTCCCCACATAGAATAAGTACCCTGCTTGGGTCCTCTGTATCTTCTTACTAGTTTCCATCTAGAATCCGATGCCTTCATTTTTTTATTTGCTTGACCTACCAGCCACCTTGTTATAAAGTTGTTTGGTATTTCTCTGCACAGGTGAAAGTGTTTATTGTTCTTCATTCTTTTTCATCCTCTGTGCCTTTGCCCATCTCTTCGCTTCAGAGCGTTGGTTATTCATTTTCTTTTTCCAAGCCTTATGGCTTCTGTTTTTCTTGTTGTTTTTACTTACTGGCATAATGCCTCCTTGTTTATTTTCCTTTTCTATAAGTTTTACCTGTAACTAGTCTTAGATAGAATACGAATCTGTGATTATGGTTTTGTGATTTGCCATAATGCTCATACAGGATAGCGTGAATGTATTCGTGAACCATAGTATCATATACAGAACTTCTCATATCTTCATCATTATCAAAATACTTATAGCCTAGGTTTATTCTTATCTGTTTCTTAAAGTAAGAACAATTACCTAGTTGTCTAGTTGTCTTTTGCCAACTGTGGACAATATTGTATTCTTCAAATACCTTGTCTAGTGTTCTGTTTGGAATATACCAATTATATGGCATAGTTAAAATTTCAGTTATTTCATCTTGTGCATCTGTTATGCATTTATTAAACCAATCAGGTCTTGGTTTTGTTGTGCTGTCCCTTTGCCCTAGTTGGTGCTTACCTATTCCTAACTTTGAGAGCAATGCAGGGGGAATATCTTGATTATTATGCATTAAATTTCCTTGGTTTTTAGTTCTGGAAATTGACTACTTGAGCCAATCTTTAGTTTGATTTGTTTTTAATCTCTTGAGTATATCGTCTAGGACTTTTACACAAGTTTTACAAAATCTTTTAGGGGTTGCAATCGCTGTAACTCTTGTATCAAGTCTAACTTCTAAATCATTAATATCATACATATCATTACAAGAAAAGCAATTATACTTACTTGGGGTAAATTTTACTTGGATTGAATCTTTACTAGGTCTAGTAATTTGGAATTGATAATCTTTATTATCTAATAAATCTAATATATCTTTTTTATCTAGTGTTTTTTTCATTGGTTTAAATCTCTTTTGGTATATGGTTAATTTTATCTAAAAAAAAGGGCTTAATTAAAAGCCCTCTTTTCTAGGTTTGAATTACTAGCCTATTCTTCTAGTTCGGTAAATTCGGCTATGGTGTAATTCTCGGTATATTGTACGCCCTTTGTCGCTTGGAAAAAACCATCCGAAGTTTTATCAATAGTAAAATAACCTTGGACTCTTACTTTTACATACTTAGGTATTTTCTTATCGTTTTCGTCTAGTTTTGGTTTTCCGTTTGCATCTTTTAGGAAACCATCTCTTTTTATGGCATTAAATGAAACTAGTTTGCCATTATTAGAATTGATGGTTTTAACACCTTCTTTAAGTGCCAATTTCAATTTATCGGCATTGGTGTTTATTTCTACAACCTTGGATTTAGTCTCTTTTGCTTGGACTTGGTCGGCTGTAATTCCCATTCTAGCCATTAATTCGGCTTCTTTATTGGGTGTACTTGGTTTTGTGTTTTCTTTAGCCATCGTTTGATAACTCCTTTATTTAGTTGATGGAATATACAAAATATTGATGATATTAACAAATACACATATATATATATGTATTGCTTACCCTTATTTACTCTTTTTTCTTAAATATTAAATCGCATAAAAAAAATAATTATAAATGCATTTGAAATTTTCAACTAAAAGTCTCCCCCTAGGCGAAACCTACGATGGGGGGTAGGCAGGCAAAAAAAGAGAGAGACACATTCTAGCCTATATTTTTCAAAATTGGCTTTCTGTAAAATTTTTTGGGAATTTTTTTTGAGATTTTATGTATTTAGTTCTTATAGTACTATACTAGTTCTATATATAGTTCTATATATAGTTCTATCATTAGAATAAAATAGCAGAAAAACATCAGAAGTGCAATATTGAACTTTAATTGAGGTCTGATTATATTAACCTATGGATAATTATAAAACCATCAAAGGTAGAGACTACTACTTGTGTTCAAATATCGAAGAAGTTAAAAAAATACTAGGTTTCGAGCCTGAAATTATACAAGATTGGCGATTAGGTAATACAGGGGATTGGGTTTCTACCGATGATGGTCTGTTATGTGAAGTTCTAAAGCGTGGAGAATTGAAAAGACCAAGTGGTAAGGTGGATGAATATGTTAGAACTATTTGTGGGACCTTCCTGTGTAAACCTAAGGTAGAGATGTTTGGAGAAATAGCAGAAAATATTTACTCCTTTGGTGGTAACAATGAATATCGTAGATTTATGAAGAAAAAAGATGCAACAAGTAAGGAAGTCTTGTTTGCTCAGTATGTCGCACAAGGGGAACAACCTGTGGATGCTTACCTAAAGACATACAAATCAGATAATCTCGCATATGCGAAAACACAGGCAAATCGCTTGATGCGAACAGAGAGAATGCAAAGTATGGTAAAAGAAGAAATAAGGCTAGTACTAGAAGAAGAGGGAATTAGCCACAATTATTTAATTAAAAGATTTAAACAGGTAGCCGATTCTGCCGAGAGAGAGGGAGATGTACTCCGAAGCCTTGAATCACTATCTAAAATTGCAGGTTTATTTGACTCCCAAGAGACCGAAACAAAACAACAACTTACTGTTTGGCAAGGTTTTACACCTGAACAGATGAAGGCACTTGGCAGCAATGCGCAGCCAGTTTTGGTCGGAGAAAAGGAAGATGGATAATCCAAAATCAAAAAAGTTTATTAAGTACAATCAAGATGGTACATATGATGACGCAGAGGTTTGTACAGGGTATGGCGACTTTAAACATCTGCACGATGAGTATGATGACTTAGACTCTGAAGACCAACCTCACGATGATTGCCCTGTGTGTGATAAAAACTTATATTACACTAGAAACATTACAAAAAGAATTGCTATATTAGATAACCAAAAAAATGTATCTGGATGGGTTTGTCCATCTTGTTTTACAGAATTTGATAACAAAGATAAAATTATTGTGTTAATGACACAATCGTCAATACAGGGAAAAGCGTAGGAGTTTATATGCCAAGATTTGGAAAGAGGTCAAAATCTAATTTATCAACTGTACATCCGAAGTTACAGGAATTGTTCAATGAAGTAATTAAGCATTTTGATTGCTCTGTGATTTGTGGACATCGTGGAAAAGAGGACCAGAATAAAGCATATCACGATGGATTTAGTAAAGTAAAGTTTCCAAACGGCAGACACAATGCAATGCCATCTAAGGCAGTAGATGTATGTCCATATCCTATTGATTGGAATGATGCTCCTAGGTTTAGATACTTTGCAGGTTATGTTATGGGTATAGCATCTCAAATGGGTATTAAAATTCGTTGGGGAGGCGACTGGGATAGGGATACTGATTTATCCGATAATCGCTTCAATGACCTTCCACATTTTGAATTAATAGACTAATGGCTGATACTATCTTTTCAAAACTATTTTCTGAGAAATCTAGCCTAGGAAAGAATAGAAGACCTAAAGAAAAAGTACAAGACTTCTTAACCAAAGTAACGGAAACAGTTCCTTTTATGGACCCGTTGTATTATTCTCCACAGGAAAGTTTTAATGATTTTATGAGAGACAAACAGGCTCCAACAAATGTTGCTCCAGAGTTTTTACCTAGCGATTCTAAATATTTGGAAAACACACCTGGTACACAAATGAGTAATATGTGGATAAAGGATGAGGGGTTAATTGACTTATGGGAAAAAGCAGGTAAGCCTAGAATACAAGATACAGGGGATTCATTTAGTAGAGGTCTTTATACTGACCCTGAGTTAAAAATGTACAAACAACAGAAAGATGGTCAATGGAAACACAGAAAAGAGATTAATCCATTAAGCCATATGATAGGAAAAGTAAAAAGAGCATTAGCAACTCCAACTGTCTATGCAGGGAGTAAAGGGACTTTAGTTTCTGAGTTAGCACACGCAGTAGAGCATAGGAATCCTGAAATCCTTAGTTACCATACTAGTAAAGAAGAGATGACAGCAGCAGTTAGGCACGAAAGACAAAATATGAAATGGTCAAGTGAAACAGAAATGTATAATACACCTGGAACTGTTGAACATCATACACATAGCATAACTGAGCCAAAACTTATAGATTACTTAATAAAGAATTACAAACACCCTGTGGAAGGGGATGCAATTTACGAGATGGATTGGAAGAACTATGGGAGGAAATATGAAAACTAGTTATAGCAAAAGACAGAAAAAAGCATCTGAGAAAAAAAGAAAAGTAAGCAAAAGAAAGGCTAAGAGGAGAGCATCAAAAAAGAGGTATGGCTACTAAATTACTTGTAGTGTTATTTTTAACTACTAACTTTTCCTGTTCATCTGGGTGGTCAATAGCAGGATATGAATTAACCCCACAAGACACAACACAAACAAATACAGTATTCACAGAGATATTATCTAAACCAGATAGTGTTACACATTGGTATCATCCAAAAATACATAATGGAGAAAACTGGTGTTATAAACACGACAAATGGGAGAATGTAAAGATTATCCCAGGAGTGGTAGATGAGTGAGAAGGATTACAATCCACAGACAGCGAGAAGTTACAAGACAGGATTGGTGGATGATAACTTGTCTTTGCATATTAATATCAAGTGGCTTATACAAATTTGTGCTGCCGTTTGTGGTATTGTTTATGGATACCTGGAAATTACAAACAGAATTGCAGAACTTGAGCGTAGAGTGGGAGATGCTGATGCCACGATTACAGAGTTGGTCGAAAAGCATATTGTAGAGGAAGAGGCTAGATATAAAGAAATGGAAGAAGAATTAAAATGGCATCAAAAACTATTAAAGAAGAAAAAGAAATAAATGGCTAATTTAAACTTAGGAGGTCCAGCCAATGGTAATGTGGCTAAAAATGAAAAGATTCTTATGCAGGCTTATGGAGACCTTATTACTTTTGGGAAGTTGTTCAGCCCTCAGGATTACCTTGCTTCTGCAACTCCTCACTTCCATACTGAGGTAGGCAAATTATTAATTGACAGAAGTGTTGGTCAATTAGCATTAGTATTGCCTAGAGACCACGCTAAGTCTACATTAGGTGCTACTGCCATATTACATAGATTTTTATTTAAAGAACCTGACACCGAACCTGAATTTATTTGTTGGGTAGGCGAGGCTCAAGACCAAGCAATAGATAACATCGCTTGGGTACAAAATCACATAGAAACTAATCCAGCAATCCATTATTACTTTGGAGAACTAGAAGGAAAGAAGTGGACAAAGAATGAGATTGTTTTATCTAATGGATGCAGGATGTTAGGTAAAGGTGCTAGTCAAAGACTTCGTGGAAAGAAACAATATTCTACTAGATACACAGGTATTGTACTTGATGACTTTGAATCTGAGTTAAACACTAAGACACCTGACGCTAGAGTGAATATGAAGAATTGGGTAACTGCTGCTGTATACCCTGCTATTGATTTTGACAAGGGTGGCTTTCTGTGGTGTAATGGTACTATTGTACATTGGGATAGTTTCTTAAACAACATTGTTACAGGATACCAAAAGGCTCAAAAAGACAAAACAGATTACGCTTGGGAAGTATATACTAGGAAAGCGATTGAAGATGGTAAACCCATATGGGAGTCTAGATGGTCAATGGAGAAATTAGAAAATAGAAAACAATTCTATATTGACTCAGGTACACCTGCAAAGTTTTATCAAGAGTATATGAACCAAGCAAGGAGTCCAGATGATGCAATATTTTCAGAGAAAAATATCACAGATGCCTTCTATGAAGGTGTTACAAGATACGATGATGAAAAAGGTAGTTGGTACATTAAGACTGATGATGGCAATCAGTATGTTAATATTTACATTGGTGTGGACCCTGCTTCATCTGTTGCTGACCACAGGGATTATAGCGTTATTATGGTTGTTGGGGTTACTGAAGAACACGACTACTATGTCATTGAGTACTGGAGGGAAAGAGTCTTACCTATGGATTGTGCTGAACAAATCTTTAAAATTTGCAAGAAGTATGCACCAATACGCAGAATCAATATTGAGACAATAGCATATCAGGAAATGCTTAGAGACTATGTTATGAAAGAGTCTAAGAAGAGAGGTCAGTTTCTGCCTGGAATTGAAAAAGGAATAAAGAATTATAATGTAAAAAAGAAGATTAGACTGTTTGAAGGATTGCAACCTATGTTTACCCAAAAGGCTGTGCATCTAAAAAGAGAACATAATGCTTTTGTTGATGAACTGTTAGATTTTCCAAAAGGAGCACACGATGATACAATAGATGCTTTTTGGTTGGCTACTCAATATACACAAGGGCATCAAAAACCTGGAGGTCAATTCTTAAAAGAACAGCCAAAAGAAGCCAAAAAAATCAAGGTTTATAACTGGATGACTGGAGTCAGAAACTAACTTGCATAGTATTATATTTATTATTTATATTTCCCAATACTGAAATTAGGAGTTATACATTGGCAAATAGGATTGAAACTGACGAGAGGGCGAAAGACATACAAGACTTGTATCGCAAGTGGAGCGATTCTAGGTCTGATTGGGATACAAATGCAAGAGAAGATGTAGACTTTTATTTAGGCAATCATTGGACTAAAGAAGAGACTGACTCACTTGCATCAATGAATCAAGCAGATGTCGTTGCCGATAGATTGTATTCTGCTATTGAGCAGTTCAAAGCAATCGTAACTTCTAAGCCACCAAAATTTAGAGCATACGCTAGAGAAGATAGTGATGTTCAAGTAGCAACTGTTTGGAATTATCTATTAGAATACATTTGGGATATATCTGATGGTAATGAAGTTTTTAAACAAGTTGTACACGATTACGCTACCACAGGGTTGGGATACTTTTATGCTTATACTGACCCTGAGGCAGACTATGGTAGAGGTGAAGTAAAGTTTACTTGGGTGGACCCATTTAGAGTTTATGTATCTCCTAACTCAAGACACAGATACTTTGATGATAGTGAGGGGATGGTACTTTCTACTGTTTATAGTAAAAGACAATTATTAAATAGTTATCCACAACTTGCTGAAATTCCAGAAGGCGATGGATATGATAAGCCACTTATAGATTATATAGATAAAGGACTTCAATGGAAAGATGAAGACTATCCTAGTACTAATCAAGATAATACTGTTTCAAATGCATTTACTCCTGATGTTATCAAAGACTCACAATGGGGAGAGACTGCTAGAGATAAGTTTAGAGTATTAAGTTATTTTGAAAAAGTTAAAGTTCCTTATTTTAGATTAGTAGATACACAGAATCCCACAGCACAAGAGGTTGTAGTGGATTATGATGAGTTCCAAAAAATGATTGAAATGGACCCTCAACTAGAGGCTAATATATCATTAGGTTTAGTAGAGTATATTGAAGTTGTACAAACAAGAATTAAAGAAACTGTTGCAGTTGGACAAATAGTATTATATCAAAAGTTATTAAATAGTGATGCTTTTCCGATTGTACCTGTACCCAACATTTGGACTAATACCCCATACCCAATGTCCGATGTGAGAAAGGGGAAGGCTATGCAAAGGTTTCTCAATAAGATGCATTCGCTCCTTACTGCACACGCTCAAAGTAGTGCTGGTTTGAAACTCCTAATACCACAAGGCGCAGTACAAGATATTGAACAACTCGAAAGAGACTGGGCAAATCCTAATGCGACCATCGAATACGATGCTTCTTTTGGAGAACCCCACTTCCCCTCTCCACAACCTATTAGCCAGTCAATATTACATCTACCACAACAGGCAGAAAGATATATTGATTTGAATATGGGTATTTATGAAATGCAACACGGGTCCGCACAAGACGCTCCAAGAACTGCTTCTGCTACAATGCAATTAGAAGACTTTGGACAGAGAAGAAGTAAAAGCAAATTAAGAGATATTGAAGGCTCACTAAAAAGACTTGGTCGAGTTATTTACAATATGTCTAAAAAGCATTATGATTTTAAAAAGACATTTTCAATAGTAAATCCAAATCACAATCAAACTGAGTATACTATTAATAAGCAAATGTATGATGATAGAACAGGTGCAATAATGGATACTCTTAACAATATACAAGTTGGAGATTATGATATTAGGATTGTTGGTAACTCTACTATGCCAAGTAATAAGTGGGCAGAATGGCAAATATACCTAGAGGCTTTCCAAATGGGATTAATTGATAGAGAAGAGGCATTAAAGAAAACTGAGATTTTTGATAAGGAAGGTGTCTTACAAAGAACAGATATGGTTGAGCAGATGCAACAGCAACTTGCACAAGCAGAAGAACAAATAAAAGATTTAAGTGGCGACTTGCAAACAGCAAGAAGGTCAGAAGTTGCTTCAAGACAGAGAACAGAAGTAGAGAAATACAAGGCTGAGTTATCTAGAATGAAAGCAGGTAGTGAGGCTGAAGCAAAAGTCGCTATGAATAAAATGGAAATGGCAGTTAAACCTGATGAAAAGGAAACTGCAAAAAAAGGCTAGGTTAAACTCAAGGAGAAATCAAAATGGCTGATATTACCAAAATAGGAGATGATAATGTAAATCTCACAGAGATGGAAATTATGCAATCTCAAGAACAGCAGGATAACACGCAGGCTGAAAATCAGGAATTGGCAAATGCTGAGAAACCTGATAGCGTAGAGCAAGAACAAGAAGTCAAAACAGATTGGGAAAAATCTGCTAAACACTTCCAATCCGAGAAGGATAAAATGTTTGCTGAGAACCAACAGTTGAAAGCGCAGTTACAAGAAATTGCCAAGGCTCAACAGGAAACTCAAGCAAAGAAGGAAGTAGAGGCGATTCAACCACCTGAGTCTTTTGACCCTTGGGAGGCTTATAATGACCCGAACTCAGAATCCTATGCTTATAGGCAACAAATGGAGCAACACAACATTAATCAAGCAGTTGCTCGTAGCCAACAGCAGTTGGAGGAAAAGATGACTTCTGAAAAAAGAATGCAGGAGTTCGATAATGAATTGGTTCAACAAGGGCTAAGTGCAGAAGATAAGGAAAGTTTTTATGCTTTTGCAAATAAGCCATTGAGCCAGTTAGGGACCGACAAATTGGTCGCAATGTGGCGAGCAGTTGATGGGCAATTAAACACCCCTCAAAATGCTTCAGGACCTAGAGAGTTTGCAAAGATTAGGGCTAATCAAGCAGAGCCAACCCCTGCGGGAGTTTTGCAAGGTGAACAACCTCCAGTTACTAATCAAGATGATGCAACTTGGGATAGGATAATGAACGCTACAAACAGGTCTCGGAACATATTATAATCGTTAATTATGGGAGAACTGCAAAATGCAAAAATCGTATGACGCAGGTGTAGCATCAGCAACTACTGGTGGTGTAGCACCTCAACACGGGCAGCGCAGACGACATAATTTTGGCGATAGGGTTTATAAGTTAGCACCTGAAGAAACACCATTCTTCGCTTATCTTAATGCTGTTGGTAAATATCCAACTGATGACCCTGTCTTCAGAGTTTTAGAGGACCGCGCTCCATTAAAATGGGCAGACAGACAATACAAATTTGATGTTGATGCTGCCGATGTAATAAAAGTAGAAGGTACTGCTGGTGGTAATTGGAAATTTTCTAATGAAGGTTCCAATCCATCGGATACAATACCTGTACATAACTCTGGTGAATTGATTGTCGGAATGGTAATCAATGCTATAAACTTTGCAAGTGAGATGCCACAACAATGTCTTGGTAAAATCACTGCTGTAGGATCTGGTAGCATTGAAGTACAATCTGTACAAGCATCTGGTTTAGGTGGTGGCACTGATGATATTGACATTACTAGTGCTGCAGATGATGACATCAAATTCCAGGTTATTGGAACAGCGTTTGGTGAAGGTACTCTTTCACCTGCTTCTTTTGGTTATGCCATAGAAGACAATGTTGGATACACGCAGAT